TAGTTGTACATACGCTGTGCGTCTTTGGCGTTCCGCACCAAGCCAGACACGTAAATCTGACCTTGCACTTCAAATTCGTTGCCTACGACGCGCACGACAGGTATCCAGCTACCGGGCCATTCGCGTTCGTCAAGCACATCATAGCCATTGGTCTTCATCCACATGACTTTTTTGCGGTCTACTTCGCGTGTGCGGACAGGTTTGCCGTACATGGCGCGCAGTTGCTTATCCATGTCGGTGTTTTTGAACGCAGATACGTTATCGGGGTACAAATTCAGCGTTTCACGCTTGCGTTTGTAGTAAAAATATTCCGCGATGCGGACAGTGTCTTCATCAAGCCATGCGGACAGGCTTTCATCGCCAACAGCGGTGGACATGATCGACGAGATAGGCGACGCGTCTGGAAACGTGCGCTCATACTCTTCTTTGGTCATGTCCTGCGTAACAAAGCACCATTCAGCGTCAGAGCCGCATGGGTCTTGGATCGTTGGGTCCATGTAAACGCTAAACGAGTTGCGGACGCGCATAATACGAACGTCTTGGTCGAAGGTTTCTTCGTTACAATATTCTGTAATTAGACGGATGTAACCTTCACCATACGTTACCTGATTGTCGCAGGCTGTGTCGTAGGCGACATCAGCGTCGGACATATATTCGATGTGCCGCACGACGCCGTCAAAGATAGCTGCGACTTCAACGTCAGCCGTATCATCGACGGGTATTACTTTACCCGCAGGGCGGTTCTGGCGCTGCTCGTTTGTTACCTGACGGACGTGCTGCGGCAGTTTGTTGATTGTCAAGCATGGACGTGCGTTGATTGTTTGGCCTTGCACCGCGCCGCGGGTCGCCAACACGTCGGCTGGCCACTGCCACTGGTTGTCAGGGCTGCCGGCCATAAACCGTAGATCGTCTAGTTCATCTTCGCGGCTGTCCGACAGCGCCGCCATACCCATCTGCATACGATGGCGCATGGTTGCCATTGTATCAGGGTCACCGCGGGTGTTCGCTGGATCGCTACCGATGTCAGCTACGTCGCCTACTTTGTTAATACCTGTCGGATCAGCCATTGTGGTTACTTTTTACCTTTTTTAGCGGCTTCGCGTTTCACGCTGTACGCGATTGCAACCGCCTGTTTGACAGGTTTTCCGGCGTTTACCTCAGCCTTTATGTTCTTGCGAAATGCAGAACCGCTAGGTGATTTAACCAACGGCATTTTAGCGTTTCTTTGTCGTTGGCGAAGACTTCATGTCAGTGGTTATGCGCGTGACTTGTACAGGTTTCGGTACAGGTTTTGTCGCTGCAATTTTAGCTGGCATCTTAACCGCTGGGCGACCGCCCGATGGGTTTGTCGTGCCTTCTTGCGCCGTAATCTTTGCGGCTGCGGCCTTGCGGGCTGGGTCGTTGTTAGCAATCGCGGCCTTTTCAGCCTTTACAGTACCAACTTTGTACAGTGCGCGTGTGTATTTATTGGCTGGCATTTACTTACCCTTCTTAGCTGGTTTGGCTGTCTTGGCGCTCTCTTTGAAAGCCTTGGCGGTGGGGGCGCCCTTAGTGCCGGGCTTACGCATTTTCTCGCCTGATCCAGCGGCGATACGTTCTTTCTTAGCGTGGATGTTGGCATATAGACCGGGTTTCATGGGCATTTCCACCTTTTCAAACTTGCTTTGGCACGTTCGCCGTCTTTAGCCTTGGCAGCCACTGCGCCCATACGCGCGCAGAATGACGCTTTACGTCCTGCGTCAGCCTTTGTTTTTGGGCTGGGCGCAGGCGCCTTCAGGTTGCTGCCTGTTGCAGCGTTGTACTTGGCTCTACCCGCAGCGGTCAGTCCCGCGCCCTTAGACACAGGCAACTTTTCGCCACGGCCTACGGACAACGACACAGATTTTTTCTTGTCTGCCATTAACTGCCCATCCAGCTTGTAGAAACTCCAGCGGGAGAATACCCGCTTGTGCGTCGTCTGTCAACGCGTCCTTGTCGAATATCTATTGACGCGACAGGAAAAGCAAACGTGACCGCTATGGCGTCTGCTGCGTCAGGTGACGCCAGCCCGCGTGACTTCATATCTTTCTTGCTTTCGAGGAACAGCGTACCCTTGCTGTCAGGCTTGGTGCGCGGACTGATGAGGTCTGTCTTCAGAAACCTGTCGTTGGGCACATGGCCTGTGCGTAGCCAATCACGCATGGCGCCCCACATCTCTGCGCGCTTGTTGCCCCACATGATCTGGTTCTTGGCCTTGTTGCCGAAGTTCACGCCGCGTATCTTGTACCGCTGCTCCTTCAGCCTGTCTACGACGCCTGCACCTAGCCCGCCTTCGTCGATGCAGACCAACGCAGGTTTGAACTGCTCGATGGCGTCGATCACGTAGCCAGCCACTTCCATCGTGTCAGCGCCGCGGTGTCTCCGCAACTCTAGGATGTCACGGCCCTGCCGTATGGCGATGACGGTGGCGTCCGCCCCGAAGCGTGCAGGGTCTACCCCTATGACGATGGGCGCTGTGTCATCTTTGACAGGTGGCCGCTTCATGGCATCATCTACCAGATTGCTGCCGATGAACTGATCGTCACCTTCACTGGGGAAGTTACCGTAGACTTCAACACTGGCTTGGTAGCTGTCTGGCCCGTACTCGTCGATGATGCGCTGGTACAGGTGTTTGTCTGTACCCTCGACATCGCGGGCGTCGATTGTGCGTGTTGACCAGAACGCCCGCTTGCTGTGGAACGTCTCGTAGAAATAGCCCGTGTTACGCCGCGGGTTGGAGAAGGCCAGATGAAACCGATGTGGTGTATTCTCTGTAAAGAAACCATCACTCACCGACCAGATGCTGTCAGGTATACCGCTGGCTTCGTCGAAGATCAGCATCACACCGTCGAAGTTGTGAACACCCGCGTACGCGTCAGGGTTCTCTTCGGACCACAGCCGGCCCTCGACTGACCAGTAGCGCGTGCCTTTCTTCAGGTCACGCTCGACTAGTTCTGTCAGCCACTTGGCTGGCATGATCCGTGTGGCAGCTATCTCGAACCAGTGACTGTTGAGGGACATCGCCAGCCACTTGGTAATTTCTGCCCATGTGACCGAGCGCAACTGCGCTTCGGAGTTTGCCGACACGATGGTTGTGCTGCCGATCCTTGATGACAGCATCCAGATGGTGAGCCATGAGACTAGGGCAGACTTGCCGATACCACGTCCTGATGCAATCGCCATCCGTGCAGTTGAGAAATCTACTTTACCGTTGTTCTCTTTGATGTGGTCGCGTAGGTCGCTGAGTATCTGGCGCTGCCATTTACGCGGGCCGGGGAAGTGTTCCAGCGGCGTACCAGCTTGGCCCCACGGGAATGTGTACAGTACAAATGCTAGTGGGTCATCCTTCAGGCTTGGCGACCATAGCCTTGCCATTAACTCCATTTCGTCTTGGGCTGAATATATCGGTGCTTGCATTTAAAACCCTAAATAATTTCTAGCTTGGGTAAACCAATTTTCAGGTGGCTTAGGGGCTAAAGAGTTAATTTTAATTTTTACGGGCCGGCCTTGACCTTCAGGCAAACGTCTATATCCTAGTTTAGCTGCGGCTTGTTTAGGGAATATAAGATCGCTAACACCTATTGGTTTTTGCCGGTGTCCGGCTTCGCCGCCAAAAAGTCCCGCAGCACCCGCGCCAAAGTCATACGCGTCGGTGACTAACAGGTTGCCTGCGTTGTCTACGCCGTAGTTAAAGCGACCTAAAGTTTGTCCTATGTTTGTATCTTTGCCGGGCGAAGCTAGGCTTGATCCGCGGTCGGAATTAATTTCGCTAGGGTTTGCGTAATCCTCGCGCTGTATGTTTGTAGGCACTTTGTTTTTTGCGTAGTCTACAAGCGCAGGGTTTAGCTTGCCTGTTTCAAAATAGCTTTTGATACCGTTGAGCATTTGCGAAATGCCTTTGTACCTATTTAGATGAAACGCCCTTAGTTCAGGGTTGCGGGTAGCCGACGCCTCGCGCAGTGCTTCGGCTGCGTTCTTGCGTAGGTCAACCATGTCTTGTTTTAGTTGCGGCTTAATGCGTTCGTACCGCGACGCAATCAAACTACGCAGTTGCTCTTGCTCGTCTGCGTTTAGCGACCGCTCTGTAATAGGATCACGGCGGCGGTCAATAACGCTCTCCATGTAGATGCGTTTATCCAAAGGCAGATTTTCTGCACCAAACAAACTGCGGTAGCCTTTGGCCGCGCCTTCAAATATGGTTTCACCTAACGGTTTGTCTGGCATCAGTCTTAACCTTTAACGGAACATCTGCATCGCTATTATCAGATAGCCGTGGTGCTGTCACTTCAGTGTACAGCCCTTCTATAACACGTTGTTGTGCTTTTTCCAACGCGCCTGTGATGCTTATTTGTTGGTCGATGTTCACGTCGATCTGCTGCTTGGCTACCCAGCCGTGCTGATGCTTGAGTATTTCCAGCGCAGCCTTAGCGTCGCCATCGCGCGCAGCTTCGTACATGGTCTTGCCGGCGGTGTATTCACCTTCGCTGCGTCCTTTGGCTTCAGCCATCTCCACCAGCGGGTCAGACTCCGCCAGCACGCGGAATTGCCGCGGGGTCATGCCAGCAGCCATAGCGAGGCTATCACCCTTTAGCCCGTAACGGGCAGCTTCATAGATTGCCTCCAGCCGCGACTCGGTGGCCTGCGTCCGCTCTGGTGTAAATGGCAGTGAGTAGAATGTCATTGGGCGTACTATAGTGTGTTGCATCTTAATATGCAAAAAATAAAAATAGAGCGGCGGCTACTCGACAATCGCCTGTGGGCCAGAGGACTGATCGCAACCGCCTCATTCCCAACCGCTCCAAATACTTTGTAGCATATTTCTAAAAAAAATAAAATTGTTTACGACCCGTGACCGTGTCAGTCACGCGGCGCTCGGCCCTGCCACCCCCCACCCCCTGCTCGACGCTATTGAGAATGATTCGCAGTAGCAGATTCTGGGATGGCCTTTCCTTTATTGATAATGACTCGCATTAAGAAAAACATATTGCTGCTGCTAATGCGAATGAGTCGCAATAACATATGGGGCAGCTTGCTTGTTGCGAATCGTTCGCAATAAGATAGGTGTGTTAGTGTATTAACACAGTAACAGCCGTCATGTTGCCATGACGTTTCAAGTTGCCCGTGAACGCTTGACGTTAACGTAAAGCAATGTCGATTTATTGCGTGGGAACCAAAAGTGTGACATTTTTGCATCACGTCAAAAACGTCATATTGCCATGACGTTTCAAGTCGCCGTGAAATTATACGGGTATCTATATACCTCTTTTTTTTATCCATAAACAAATATCATATTGATGACAACTTGACGTTCTTTTCCCCAAGACGGGCGCATTCGAGCCGTTTTTTGGAACGTCATTTGCGCCCGTAAAATGACGCCACAAATGACAACTATATAGCCACGCAATCGCCCGGCAATTTTCACCCGGTGAAATGCCCGCGCCAAAAC